TACTCCTGCTGCTGCTCATCAGTTAGTCTATTCCCCTCTCTGATGCGTTCATTTTGTAGTTGGGCTAACTCTGTTAGTCTTTCTAATTGTGCTGGATTTAACGCCATCGTTTACACATCCTTATTTGAAAGGCCACTTGATGCCAGTCTCTCTTTCAAAAGACTTGACAGAGTTTCCTAGTTTTGCCTTGCTCTTGTAGGTTGTTGGGTGATCCAAACCATATCTTTTTACGGCATCCATGTAACGCTTTTCTCTTCCGATCGTGTCAGCAAAAGCATGGATGTCCCCTTCACTTCCTGAGAAGGCTATTGGAAGCTTCTTGTTTCCAAACATAGCGCCAAGGACAAGTTCAATAATGCCACCAAATGTCTCCAAGAAACCTTCGTTTAGAGACTGAGCCCTGAGTTCGTTGAAATCAACCTTTATTGTTGCGAGCTTGCCTTCGGTCACCACTGTTGGTTCTTCAGGTCCTCCACCAGCCTCTTCTGTTCCGTCGCCAGCCTCTTCAGCCTCATCACTCCACTGGTAGTTAGCGAGAACTTTGGCGTATTCCTTCATAAGAGGCTCAATAAGGTAGTTGTTCTTTAAGTAAGCATCTTTTGTTTCTTGTTCAGACTCTAGTTCTTTCTTTTTGTCTTTAAGCTTTATGATGACTTTCGAAATCTTAATTTTCATTCTAGTCTCAGCAGCACGAGCCTCTTCCGTGTCAAACAGTTGATTTATTTCATCAAGAATTTTCTTAAAATCTTTTCCACTGTTCTTGATAAAGCTTAGCTGATCTGCGTTTAGCTCCTCTGCTAACGCCCTGCGTCTTAATCCTACCCTTGATCGCATGGCGCCCGCGAGCCTTGCACTCTCAAAGCTATCTAAGATCTTGTTGGCAAGTGCAAGTGAAGCGAATGCCCTCATAAGTGCGACTATTTCTATTGAATAGTTACCAAGTTCTGTTTTGTCAACAAACTTTCTCATGTTTGTGTCGAATGGCGTCCCAACATAGCGAAGACCCCCAACAAAGCGCGCTCCTCCACCAGGCGCAATGTCTGGAACAATTATCTCTTCTTCGCTAGAAGTTGCTGTTTCAGGCTCTTCCGGTTCGGTCTCGGGCGTTGGAGCGTCGGATGGCGGTTCCTCTCGGGGTTCTGGCCTACGGCCCCCACGGCGCATGCCTAGGCGGCGCCGAGCTGCACGTCCGCGCTTGGCAGACTTGCGGCGTTGCTTTTTCATCCTCTTTAGGCCGGACTTTCTATCTTTATTTCGCTTGAACGCCTCCCAGTCATCTGCGACTTCGCCACGAGACAGTAAGTCTTGAAACTCTTCCCAGTCAGCTTGTCTCAGGTCTTCGGTGCTTCTCAAAGACTGTTCCAACAACGACTCCGCCAGAACAAGATCAATCTCTTCGTTTAGGTTATCCATTTACAATAAATCCCCTTCTCCCTATAAATAGTTTCCAAAAGCAAAAAGCCCGAAGGCTTAACGCCTACCGGACTTAGACTTCTGCATTGCTTCCTCTGTCTTCTCATTTTCCTTTTTGATTTGGTCAGCGAGACGCTGGAGGAACCATCTGCGGATTGTTATTGGTAGATTGTAAGCCTCGGCAAAAGACCAGTTGCCGTGATATTTTAGGAGAAAGAACTCCTCATACACGGACTGGATGTAGTTATTGTCTAGACCAAAAGAAATCTACCGTTAAAGGTATGTCCACCTCCTTTTCAAAGCCGCAAGAAGGGCAAGCAAAGTGTTGGGTCATGTCAAGCCCTGGAACGACCTTCAGGTAAGCCGCGCGCAAATAACGGGAGTCATATGCGGGAAGAACTTCAATGGCCCTGTGGATGGTCTGTAGGTCTTCTACGCCGTTTATTGAAACGATGATCTTGCGAAGCTGATCCGTCAAGTTCGTTTCGTAAGCAGCCTTCTTCTTTGACTGCATCTTGGAAACCAGTTCGTTCTCGTCTCGGTTTGTCAAAAGGCGAACCTCAACCTCAAACTTGGTCTTTGGAAGACGAATGATGAAGGTTCCACGATCGGTTGGAACAATGTCGTGTCCCTCGTGGTCATCACCGTGGTAAGCCTCAACAGCGTCAAGATCAAATGTGTTCTCTGAAACCGTTGTGCAGTTGGGGCATGTGACCTTCGTTGTATAGTCCGGTCCAAAGCCGTTGATGCGGGAAGCAACAAGAATAGCATTCTTGTCGCCTGTTAGAAGGGACTGAACATTCACTTGGTTGCTAACGATGATGTTCTTTAAGAAACGATCAATAGCAACACCCTTCTTAAGAAGTGAAGGTGAAGTTAGGATGTCTTCGTCCTTTGCTGTCATATATTTGATTTCAATAGTCTCTGCCATGTGTAGGGGGTGACCTTCTGGGTAGAAGCGTCCCCTTGACGGAAGATCAACCAACTCTGTAGGAACTGCAAAGTTAAATGTTGGTCTTTCGTCTGTCTCACTCGTCTCGTGCGTTTGTGGTGGGGCTTCTGCTCCCGATCCAAAACGCTTGCTGTTATCTCTCATTATTACCTCTTGTTAAGTAGTGTTGGTTTATTCAGTCGACTCGTCGCTGGGGGGCACATCTGGGTCAGTCACCGGCGGGGTGCCGTCACCGGTCTGCGGCGCTTCAGGGTCGTCCGCGCCGGTAGTCGTTGTTGGGTTATCATTTGAGCCAGGTTCTGGCTCCTCAGCAAGTCGCTTGCACGGGTTGCTTTCTGGTAGTGTCTCAATCCATTCGTCGAAATTGGCTGCTTCAGTAACGCCGAGTTTCCTCTGGGCTTCATATAATTTGTTGCAGCGGTCCTTCTCGTTGCCTTTGTTCGGCGTTTCTTGTGGGAGTGGCTCTACGTCATCGAAATAAGGATACGCCTTTTCACGACCATAGTCTGGAAAGAGTACCTTAACAGCTTCATAGCCAAGAGTCAAGCTAATTTCCAACAATTCGTCACTTGAATAGTCTAGTTCACCAAAGTCTATTCTTTTGATGAAAGCATTATGAAGCGTCCAAGTTTCAATTCTTCTACCAAATTCATCAAGCTGGTGGATTTGGACACCTTGTCGGTCTGGACCGTTAATTATATCAAGGTGAGATTTTGTATAGGAATTATCGTAGTGTTTTCTAATAATATCTTGTGCTTTCTTTTCATTATAGCCAGTTCTTCTTACAATTCTTGCTAACTTTCTTGTTGCATTTGGATAAGAAGGATCGACCATCGTCATCGTGATGTCTTCCAAAATAGGTCTACCAGCTACTCTTTTTGACAACAGGCTATCGGCAGTAGCAAACTTCTCTTCTTCTGCTTGGTAATTGAGCTTTGGTTTTGATATAGTTTTCACCCACCAAACATAAGGCTCATTTTGTGCCTCCCGGTCGAAGAAATTGTCGTCCGCGCCTTCTCTTTCACCAGGAAAAGGGTCTTCTGATCGGTCATCTTCTATTCTAAGGCCAGGGAATATAACACGAAATCTATACTTGAACTTTGGATCGGTTTTAAAGCCGAGGCCGGCATTAAACTGATTTGTCCAAAACCTGGGAGTGGTTGCTTCGTGAGAGGCTCTTACTTCTGCATCGCTATTGGTCCTTGCTCGCGGTGGAGGAACAAAGTCAGCAGGAGTTTCTGGGGGCCGGGGTGCTGCAGGCGCCGCTGGGGCGCTGGCCGCTCCATCACCAAGACCGGGCAGAGATTCGACAAATGGTGGAGGGCCTTGGCGCGATGGTCGAGCTGGTGGAAACGCCATCTAAGCCACCTTATAGTGAGAACTTGCGAAGAGAATTGTTCCTGATGCCGACAGAAGCCCAGTCATAACGAATCTTCATAGAAACTTCTGTTAGCTCGTCTGAACTGTAGTCGAGGTCGCCAAAAGTCAACTCCTTGACCCAGCCGTTGTTGAGTGTCCACTCTTCAAGGCTTTTACCATCTTCGTCAATTTGTTCAATTCTAATGTTGCCCAAGTTAGCCACAGAAGCAGCCTTTGACACGGAAGCAAAGTCTGGATCGTCAAAAGAACCACCTCGTGGGATCGTATAACCAACAGCCTCAATCAAAGTTGTAAAGCCGTCGCAAAGATCTGGCTCAACTGGATCGACAAAGGTGATGTCAACTTCGTTCCACTCTGTGCGCGC